CGGAAAGACGGTATTTCCCGATTACCGAGATTAGGGCACTTGAAGAGGATAGCAAACTCATCATTGAGGGCTATCCGATTGTATACGAGACATATGCAGACCTTTGGGGGTCTAAGGAGATTATCCGCAAGGGTGCTGCGGGTCCTGCATTGAAACGATCCGATGAACTTGTTTTGTGGGATCACGAGAGCGGACAGCCGATGGCAGCGAAGAAGAACGGGACACTAGAGGCCACCGAGGACGAGAAGGGCGTATTCATCCGGGCCGATGTCTCTAAAACCGTGTGGGGTCGCCAGGGGCACGAGGCTATTAAAAATGGTGTCATCGATAAGATGTCCTTCTGCTTCGATGTGAAGAAAGAGGGCGAGAACTGGATCGAAGAGAAGTTTGACGACGAGAAGTTTGATGTCCGCGAGATTCTTGAGTTCTGGACGTTATACGATTATTCGCCGGTAAGTTATCCGGCATATGAGGATACAACCGTACAAGCTCGATGTAAAGAATTGGCACTACGGAACAAGCCAGAATTAGGGGCGCCTAATGAGGCAAGCACGGCGGTGCTAAAGATTCGTAAAGATGCTATTGAGAAGTTTTCGGGCCTGCACAAAGATCAAATAAAGAAAGGACAAACTAATGATTGACATTTTAAAACTTATGCGTGAAAAAGATGAACTTTTGGGAAAGCGCCAAGAATTACTCGACGGGATCGTGGCCGAGGAACGTGACTATACCGAGACCGAGCTGGCAGAAGTCGAGGATATGCAGAAACGCGTTGATGGCTATGATCGAAAGATCAAAGAGGCACAGGATATCCAGAACCAGAGAGTGCAGAGCACTCCGGATCAGGCAGCGCAGGCAGCGCAGGAACCGCAGAGCGATCCAGCACCCGAAGGCTTCCGCGGCTTCGGTGATTTTCTCCAGGCCGCTCGATGGAATCATGCACATCCGGCGTTACAGTATCGCGAGAATATCCGCGATAGTGAGCATCGTGTGATGTCGATGGGCGTGGGCGCAGCCGGTGGATTCATTGTTCCCGAGCAGTTTTCACAGATCTTGCTCAAGATCGATCCGCAAGCTGCAATTTTTCGACCCCGTGCACAGGTTATTCCGGCCGGAAGCCCTCCTGACTCAGCGATTACAATGCCTGCACTCGATCAGTCGGGCGTAAAGGGCGTTTATTCCGGCGTGACCGTGAACTGGATTGCAGAAGCCGGCCTCAAGCCGGAAACCGAACCCTCATTACTCGAGGTCAAGCTTGAGCCCCAGGAAGTTGCGGCCCATGTGGTTGTAACGGACAAACTGCTTCGCAACTCAGCCGCAGCCGGAGCTTTGATTTCTTCATTGCTTCGAAAAGCGATCATTGCCGCTGAAGACGTTGCATTTCTTAGGGGCACGGGTGTTGGACAGCCCGCCGGAGTTATTGGACATGGCTCAACGATTAATATCGCAAGGGCGGGTGCTGGTTTGATTGCTTATGCTGATATCGTGAACATGTTTGCAAGCTTCATGTTTGGTGGACAGCCCGTATGGATAGGATCACAATCAATACTTCCTCAACTCATGGCATTGGCCGATGTGGGTAACCATATCATTTGGCAACCGAATGCCAGGGACGGTGCCCCCGGGTCATTGATGGGGTTTCCGCTCATACTGAATGCCCGGAGTCCCGTGCTCGGAGCACAGGGCGATCTGATTCTTGTTGATCTCGATTATTATCTCATCAAAGATGGGTCGGGGATTGCTGTTGATATGTCTGACGGATATTATTTCAAAAACAACAAGACTATCATCAAGGCATGGTGGAATGTGGACGGCCAGCCCTGGATGACTACGCCCCTTCTTCTCGAAGATGGCGCGTCAACGGTTAGCCCGTTCGTGGTATTACTGTAACAAACCCGAGAGGGATTTTATATCCCTCTCCTAATTCAAATCAAGGAGAAATAATATGAACCTTTTAAGCGAGAGGCTAAAAGTTGATACCGAGCTCGTCTCGCAGAGCCTTAACGGTGCCTCGACGGCGATATACTATAACATGAAGAAATACCGCAAGGCGCTTTTTGTTTGGGAAATCGGTGCGATGGCTGCCGCGGCTACAAGTATAGCGGCAGCATGGGAAGCCCAGGACGATGCAGGAACACTCGCCCAGGCATTAGCGGCAATTACGGATACGATCACAGCGAATCTAGGTGTATCAGAAGCGACACTAACGCTTGTTACTGTATTGGTGGCTGATATAGTCGTGATTAACGGATTAACCTATACGGCTGCTGCTGTTGCCGATGTCCCCAATCGGATATTCAGCCAGGCAGGCGCCGATGCAGCCGATGCTGCAAGCCTGGTACTCTGCATTAATCATGCAACGGGGGGAGTTCCCGGAGTCACAGCTGTAGATAGTGGCGGGGGCGTCGTAACGCTTGTTGCAACCGAACTCGGCGAGATGAACATCACGATTACTCTTCCCGCAGCGACGATCACCCCGGCGACAATCCGAGCAATCGGATATCTCGAAGTTGACCACACCATGATGACGAAAGCAGTCGGCGCAGTCGCTGCTTTTACCCACATCGGATTTATTGTCACCAATAGTGGGGCCATGCAGACCGGAGGGGTAGTCCTTCGAGGCAACAATCGATATACACCGACTCAATATGTGGCAGCTGCTGATACTGCCTAACTCTGTCTTGTAGTCCTGTAAGTTGTTTGGCAATCTAAGAGGGGGCACGAAGCCCCCTCATGTTTAAGGAAGAGAATCGTGAAATATATAGTCAGGAAGCCATTTAAACAAGGCGGAGTGATGAAAAACCCGGGCGATATTATTGATCTCGATAGAACCCGTGCAAACCAGTTACGGAAATACGGATTTATCGATAGGCCTGTCGAGACAGCCAAGATAGAACCTTCGGAAAGAGCAGTCAGGCCGAAGCCGGGGACCAAGAAGAAAATGCGACCCTCTGTCGGTGAGGATTAAACTATGGGCCTTATATTAATCACACCCCCGGCAATCGAGCCGGTATCATTACTTGAGATCAAGCAACATCTCAGAATTGATTCTGGCAGCATGACGGATAACCTCTCGGAAGTACAATCTATTCTTTCGGGAGATCATGCAATAGCACCCCTCTATACCCTAGAAGGAATCGGCGTAGAGGTATTAGGATATGATACGTTGGTAATCCTCACGGCCGGTACGTTCGGAGCCGGGGGCATAGTCGACGTAAAGCTGCAGGAATCCGATACCGACGTGGCTCTTGATTATACGGACGTTGTGGGTGGCGCATTCGCACAGGTGACGACAGCAAATGATGAGGCGGTATACGAACTCGCATACTCAGGGACGAAGAAATATATCCGAGCCATAGCGACAGTAGCGGGCAATATTTGTGACTTCGGCGTTGTGGTAGTACGCAATATCCCCACGAGCATGGAAGATGCAGTCCTGTCGGGGTTTATTACGGCTGCACGGGAATATTGCGAGACATATCAGTATCGCGCCTATATAACGCAGGTATGGGATTACTGGCTGGATGATTTTCCCGATTCACCGTTTAAGATTTCATTTCCTCCCCTTCAGACGATTGACAGCATCAAATATTATGACACAGCTGGAGTAGAGTATATTTTTCCTCCTGCGAGTTACGAAACGGATATATCAAACTATATCGGCAGGGGGGGGCTTGCTTATGGTATAAGCTGGCCCACGATAGAGCTCCGGCCTATGAAGAATGTAGCTATTCAGTTTACAGCCGGATACGGTGTTTTGGCAACGAGCGTTCCAGAGAAAGCACGGCTGGCAATCAAACTCTTAGTCGGGGATATGTACGAGAATCGAGAGGCAACTGATATCAAGAGACACGAAGAAGTGATGTTTGGAGTTCACGCACTCCTCGGCCTGGAAGGATTGACATTAACATGAGAGCGGGCGCATTAAAATACTATGTCACATTTGAAAGGCCAACCAAGCGCACGGTAGGGGCTCACGGTGGAAGGACTAAAGCCTGGGAGACCCATGCGAGTGCATGGGCATCGATGGAGCCGTTATCGGCACGGGAATATATCGAGACTCATCAATTAGAATCAGAAGTCTCTATTCGGTTTATCATACGATATCGACCCGATTTGAATACACACATGAGAATCAAATATGGTACACGATATTTCAAGATCGTCGGGCGGCTCAATGCAAAGGCACAGAATAGATATTTAGAGATCATGGCACTGGAAACAGAGGATTTCGAGTAATGGTATCGATAAGTATTCGGTTAGAACCAGATATAATTGACAAGCTAAATACGCTGGGGCCCTATTTGCGTGAGGCACTCGCCAATGCACTTGCAAGTTCAGTACGAGTCGTCAAAAAAGAAACTATCCCGAAGGTGCGGGTATTATCGGGGAAAACGCGAGATAGTTATTACTACAGCGTTGATAAAGCAAAACAAGAGGCTTATGTATTCTCTGATTGGTTTATATCGCGGTTCCTTGAATACGGCACAATAAGAATGAGGGCCTTTCCTGCATTGAGACCTGCGCTTGAGGCGTGTCGGAAACCCATTGAGCAATTCTTTATTCTCGAAATTGACAAAGCTATTGACAAGGCGGCGAGGGCATAATGGCAATACGCGAATTGATTCTAAATGATATCGAGACTTCACTTGTAGCCATTACGGTTGCGGGGGGATTCAATAACAATATTAGCATTGTGACTCGCGAAAGCGAGAATATCGAACACTACGAGATCGCCGATTACCCACTTGCGATAATCTCATGGAGCGACGAGGTCAAAGAGGGAGAAGACATCGGGTATGATTGCGTCGATGCATTTCTTACGGTTAATATCCGGGGCGGGGTGTATGCAACAACGGCGATCGAGACGGCGCTCAATCTGTTTCTCGACGATATTGAAAAGGCGCTTGCAACCGACCCCGAACGAAGTGGAACCGCAGACCTGACAGCCCCCATATCGATTACCGTTTATCAGGACAATCCCCGGGAGCACACACTAATCTTCGATTTTACCTTTTTAGTTAAATACGCATACGCGAGGGCGAATCCATAATGGCAGAGATTAATCTAGTAAAAAGATATGATTTATCTAAGGTGCCGATGGCTGTTCTCAAGAATCTCACGACTTTGGTCAAAGACGAAAAAGAGCGGAAAGTAATTCGCGGGGCTATCGGCCAGAAGCACCAAGCGCACGCAAGCCGGATGGTAGCGGCGAAAAAGAAACGTAGCAATCGCAATCATAAGAAACAAGGAGTTTTATCATGCCATACGTAAAGCCATTAAAACCGTTTGAGTCCAAGTTTTCTCATGCTATCGCACGGCGCGATACACTCGGGGAAACCATGTGGTTAAATCCACAAGATTATGAGGAACTATCGGAACGCGAAGGCGGGCCATATTTTATTAACATAGATTCTCAGATCCAAGAAGGTGGGATACAGAAGGGGGGCAATACT